GCAGTGACCGATGAGATCCTAGACGGCGGCACGACTGTTGTAGAGCACAACGTAACCACAACAACGCTTGTGGCTCAGACTCAAAGCGGTACTACGGCTCCTGCTTCTGTTCAGTATACTTCTGCTGCAAGAACTATTTTCTGCAACATCACCAACACGGTTGATGCTACCACCGCAGGCTCGTTCACTTTCATCATCGAGTATGTGCAGATCGCATAATAGGGGGTAATCATGGCTGATGCGGTAACCTCGCAAACCATCCAAGATGGTCAGCGAATAGCTATTCTGAAATTCACCAATGCCAGCGATGGCACGGGTGAGTCCGCAGTAAAAAAGGTAGATGTTTCAGCCTTGAGTGCCAATTCTGCTGGTTTGTCATGCAGCCGCGTGACGATCAACAAAATCTGGTGGCAGTGTACTGGGATGTCCGTAAAGATTGAGTTCGATGCAACCAGCAATGTGCTGGCTATCGGACTCAGCGAGGACAGCAACGGATATCACGATTACAGTGATTTCAGCGGCATCCCCAACAACGCTGGCTCTGGCATCACGGGCGATCTTGACTTTACCACTGTCGGTCACGGCAGCGGTGACACCTACATGATTGTTCTGGAAATGATTAAGTCTTATGCGTAATGGCTGATACAAGCGACGTAAAGAGAACCAAATCGGGCAGACTCGTCTATCGTGGCGAGTCTTTTGCTGGCTATAACCAGCAAAAAAGAACGCCCGGTGAGAACAAGAAGTTTGCGGTTCTAGCCAAAAAGGGCGATCAGGTAAAGATTGTGCGATACGGTGATCCAGACATGGAGATCAAGCGCGACAGCCCAGAGCGTCGGCGCAACTTTCGTGCCAGACACAACTGCGATGCGGTTCAGAAGAAGAAGGACGTATTCGCAGCTTCCTATTGGTCTTGCAAAAATTGGTGATTTAGATGGCCGAATCCAATGACTTACAGGCTGCGCTAGACGAGTACGGAGGCTCGGCTTCGCCATACTCGGCTCTGGATCAGTATTTGATGCAGCAGCCCGTGTACGACAGAGGGCCACGGGAAGCGCCAGTAGCGCCTACTATGCGAACCCTAGAGGCAATCATGCCCGATACTGATGAGCAGCTTGCCAGTCAGTATGAAAAGATTATGGCAGAGCAAAGGGCGGCAAACGAAGCCGCTGAAACTTCGCGTCAAACCGAGATAGACAGCCTGCGAGACTTGTTGCGCGAGGAGCTGTCATCGTCAGAAGACGCTGCACTGGCACAACGCTCGGACATCACAAAGGCGCTTGAAGGCCGTATTGATGAGCTGAGAAGCGGCATAGATGAAGAGACGGTGGGCCTGCGCCAAGCTGGTTTAGATGAAAGAGCTGCGCTGGCGCAACAGATAGAAGAAGGCGACAGATTAGTGCGTCAAGCACAAGAAACTGCCGCTGGATCTTTGCAGGATCGCATTGCCACTTTGTCTGGCGACTTGTCAGACATAACAGGCACGATTGACGCAAATTACGCTCAGCTTGATGAGATTCAAAAAAACGCAGCCGACGCGACTCAAGGTGAAATAGATTCTCTTAATCAACAGCTTGAGAGCCTGTATACAGATGTAGAGTCTGGCAACGCAGCCCAGTCTGAAGCCATACAAAACGAGACAGCCAACCTCATTGCTGGCTTAGAGCAGCAGATAGGGGGTCTGGCAGAAAACCTTGGCGCGTTGCCTATCGAGGCAATTCAATCACAACTGGCAGCAGTGAATGATCAAACGGCTCAGTTTCAACAGGCGGTAGATTCAGCGACTAGCGAAAGAGCTGACTTAGCTTCTCGCATTGAGGCTTTGCAATCTTCTGGCCTGACTCAAGATGACTTGACTGGCTTGTCGCAAACCATCGCAGGGCAGCGTCAAACAGAGATATCATCCGCACTGAATCCAGTGCAGCAACAGATCGATGCGTTAAAAGGTCAAATACCCGGTGAAGTTGACACCGAGGCGCTACGCAAACAGATCACCGATGACATCATGGCTCAAATGGCAAGCCAACAGCCTCCTGCAACCACGACTCCGCCAATCACGGTTGGTTCTGCCGAAGGGCAACAAGGTATCGTCGTTGAGCCAGAAATGGATGCCTACGGCCTTGGCCCATCAGCATCCGAAGCCGCTGGTTTTAATCCTTACGGCGGCGGCTCAGCAGCCGCTATGAACGTGTCTGACGGGCAAGCAGACGCAATGGGATTGTTTGATGATCCAAGAGATTATACTCAGTATGATTTCGGCGATTACGTTAGAAGCACAGTTCCCAAGCGAAATCCAGTGGCGCAGAACCAAATGACTGGGCGAGTTGGTGACTTTATTCCAGATATGCGCGACATAATGCAAGTAGGCCAGTGAGGTATATGTAATGGCTAGTGATGTACCAAAGAACGTAGCGAACCCTTCTCTTTACAAGAAGGCGAAGGCAAAAGCCAAGGCCAAGTTTGACGTTTACCCAAGCGCATACGCCAACGGCTGGATGGTGCAGGAGTACAAGCGAATGGGCGGAACGTACAGAGGCGCTACAGGCGGTGAGGTGACTCTCGATCCGAAGAAAAGCGATCTTAACAATGACGGCAAGCTTAGCGGTTACGAGCGCAAGCGTGGCACGGCTATCGCCAAGAGCATGGCAAAGAACATGAACATGGGCGGAACTGTGATGGTTCAGGGCCGTGGTTGTGGTGCTATCATGCCAAGCAAGCAAAAGAAAACGAGAGTACCCCGTGGGTAAACCGCAAGGCGGACTCAAAAAATGGTTCGGCAAGGGCAAAGGTGGCAACTGGGTTGACATCTCAGCGCCAAAAAAAGGCGGTGGCTTTGAAAAGTGTGGTCGCAGTAACGCCAGCGATTCTGATCGCGGTTACCCTAAGTGCGTACCCGCAGACAAAGCTGCGAGCATGAGCAAGAAGCAGATCGCTTCAGCGGTTAGCCGCAAGCGGTCAAAGAAACAGGGTGTTGGTGGCAAGCCTACCAATGTCGCAACTTTCGCTAAAGACGGAGGCGAGATTATGAAGAGCAAGATGGGTACGAAAGGCGGCGCAATGGGCGGCAAGAAAAAGATGATGATGCCCGGCGGTATGAAGAAGGGCGGCTCAGCCATGAAAGCCAAAGGTATGGCTAAAGGCGGAGCTATGAAGACCAAGGGCTACGCAAAAGGCGGTGCCATGAAAGCCAAAGGCATGGCTAAAGGCGGAGCAGCTAAGGGCGGCATGAGAAAGCCTTCTAGCAAGAACAGTGGTCTATATGGCCGCAGCTAGTGGCCTATCTTCAAAGCAATATCCCACACTTCAAGGCGTGGGTTAGAAGAGAGTACACGGTCAACCATGAGCGATACCACGGCGAGTTTTTACACGCTATGGTTATCGCTGTGACCACAATGCCGACAAGGTGCTTGAGCTTTCAGGTCATATTTACGGGCGCTGAGACTTACGACGATGACGAAGAACCAAACGTACATGGCGGGGCTATGTGGGCGCGGATGCCGATTACGGCGCTGGTTGCCGACACGCCCTTTGATGAGTGGCCTGAACCGATGCCTGTTTGGGCGGCGCAGCCTTGGGACTGTTCTTCTCATAACCACTCTGTTTATGTCTTAGACCGCGCAACACCATGTCCTTGGCTTGCCAAGATTGATGGCGAGTTCTACCCCGCAAAGTATTATTTCACCGTTGATTACACCGAGAATGAGATAGCGGATGATCCAGCGCAGCACAAGCAAAGCCATGTTATGGAGCTTTTAGATGCTGGCAAGTGGACGGGGAATATCGTGGCTTTGCCAAATAATCGAGTGAGAGTGACACACCCAGCTTGGTTTGAGACGGGCGACGGCGCTCCAGACTTCAGGCCAAGCCAGCATATCCATTACAGCAAAAGCGATTTAGACTACACTCTTGACGTAAATCAGGTTTTCGACAACCTATACGCAGGAAAGAAAAATGGCCGTAAGCGGAAGTAAGGATTTTGAGTTAGACGTAGCCGACTACGTTGAAGAGGCGTTTGAGCGTTGCGGCTTAGAGCTTCGCACGGGCTATGACCTCAAGACGGCCAATCGATCTTTGAACCTGATGCTTGCGGAGTGGGCTAACCGTGGTCTGAACCAGTGGACGATCAACCAGAAAGTGTTGTCGATGGTCAAAGACACGACCTCTTACACGATTGATGCAACCACACCGACTGCAACGATTGACGTGCTGGACGTGTTTATTCGTGAGACCTTGGGCGGCGTATCAACAGACGTGCCGCTCACTCGCATGTCTCGCTCCGAGTATGCCAACCTGTCCACCAAGACAAGCACTGGCAAGCCTAATCAATACCTAATCGACAAGCAGATCAGCCCAACCATCACGGTTTGGCCTGCGCCAGACCAAAACTCAAAGTACGACTTGTACCTAAACGTGCTGAGCCGCATGGATGACGCAGACGCTGGGGCAAACACCTTGCAGATACCATTTCGGTTTTACCCGTGCTTAGCCGCTGGCCTTGCCTACTACTTGGCGCTAAAGCGAGCACCTGAAAAGGTCGGTATGCTCAAGCAACTTTACGAAGAAGAGTTTGAGCGAGCACTAAGCCAAGACCAAGACCGAGTGTCGTTCAGGGTTGCTCCTGACTTGCGCGGATACAACTTAGGATAATGCCTTTTGCATCCAACCATAGGGCGTATGGAATCTGTGACATCACAGGCTTCCGCTATCGCCTGAAAGACATGAAAATGACGTGGGACGGCCTGTTGGTTGGGCCAGACCAGTGGTCGCCTAAACACCCGCAGCTCATGCCTAAGCCAACGCCTGTTGATCCGCAGGCTCTACAGATTACGCGACCAGACCAAGCCGCTGGCGGAAACGACAACAACTTCTTCAGTGTGTACACCAATGTGGGCAATGGAAAATTGGGTACAACTTTGCAGACTTTTGGACTTTCTGTTAGTGTCGGCACAGTAGAGGTAACTACGTCATGAGCTTCACTCTCGCTACACTTAAAACTGCTGTGCAAGATTATTTGCAGGTATCGGAAACCACGTTTACGAGCCAGCTCAATAATTTTATTCAAGAGTCTGAGA